CAATCATGCCTTACGGCAAAGTTGCAGGCGATATAACAACTGACTGGACAACAGACACAGCAGTTCAGAACGCAGCGTTAATGGTAAGCGTAGATATTTGGCAGGCTCGTACAGCTACTCTCGGCGGCTCAAACCTAGTAGATTTTCAGCCATCACCATACAGAATGAGTGCCCAATTACTTGCAAAGGTCAGAGGACTTATTGCTCACGCTCTTGATCCGCGTTCGATGGTCGGATAATGCCAGTTGCGCTCACTACTCTTAGAACCACGATTGCGACTGCTTTAGTCGATAACACTAAGTGGCAAACCTTTGCATTCCCACCAGCAACAGTCTTAGCTAACTCAGTTATTGTTGCGCCTTCTGATCCATATTTAGAACCAAATAATAATCAGCACAACACGATTGCCCCAACAGCGAACTTTAAGATAATCATTACTGTGCCGCTATTTGATAATGAAGGCAATCTCAATGGAATTGAAGATGCCCTTGTGGGTGTGTTCAACAAACTCGCAGCATCCGCATTGACCTATAATGTGGGAGCAGTTAGCCAGCCAAGCGTTCTTAACGCTGCATCTGGTGACCTGCTCACTTGTGAGATGTCACTATCCGTACTAACTACCTGGAGCTAATATGTCCGAATGGGAAAAAGAAAACGAAGCCTTCCTGAAGAAAATCGGGCAAGTTACTTCAGCACCAAAGCCACCATCTACTAAGAAAGACGAGGAATAATCCGAATGGCTATATTTCTAAGTAATAACGTAGGCGTTAAGATTAACTCCGTTGATCTTTCTGACCACGTAACAGCAATAACAATTAACCGTTCATTTGATGAACTCGAAGTCACAGCAATGGGTGATACTGCTCACAAGTTCGTAAAGGGCTTAGAAGCATCTTCTGTAACTATTGACTTCCTTAATGACACAGCATCTGCAAACGTTTTAGCAACGCTTCAAGCTGCTTGGGGAACAACTATTACAGCAGTATTCCTACAGACAAAGGGAACAATAGTATCTGCTACAAACCCACTGTATACAGTTTCATTGCTAGTCAATAACACAACAGACATCAATGGTGCTGTTGGCGATATTGGCACACAGTCAATTACCTTTACTGCCAACTCAACAGTTGCAGTAGCCACATCAGGTTCATTCTAAACAACTAAACAAAGGGGCACAGTATGGCAAAGTTAAAAGTAACAAGGGCAGATGGACAAGTTGGCGAATATCCAATTACTCCATTGGTGCAGTATGGTTTTGAGATTTACGCTAAGAAGGGCTTTCACAAAGCGTTTATCGAAGATCAGAAGCAGAGCGATATCTTCTGGCTAGCCTGGGAATGTATCCGCCGTTCGGGTGAAACTATTAAGCCATTCGGAGAGCAATTCATTGAAACCTTGACTTCGGTTGAGGTATTAGATGATGACCCTTTGGCTTAGGGCGCGACTCGATCACCTATCTGATTGCTAAATTAAGTGTCAGACTCGGGATCGCGCCACAACAATTATTAGAGCTAGATGAAGTAATGCTAAAGAATCTAATCAATGTTTTGCAAGATGATGCGAAGGAGATAAAAGATGCCAGCAACCGTCAAAGGCGGCGTTGAACTTCGCAAGGCACTTCGTAACTATGCTCCAAACTTGGGCAAAGAAACACAAAAAGAAATTGCTAACGCCTTAAAGCCTATTGTGAAACAGGCTAGAGGATTTATACCTTCTGAATCACCACTTAGTAATTGGGCTAGAGAAGGTGGCAAGTTTCCTGTATTTAACGCAACAATTATGAAGCGTGGCATTGGCTACAAAACAACGCCATCAAAACCTAACCGCAGAGGCTTTACTGCGTTGGCTCAGATTCGCAACAGATCAGCTTCTGGTGCTATCTATGAAACAGCAGGCCGTAATGCGCCAGGCACTAAGCCGTCATCTCGACCTAATTTTGCACAGGCTATGGGTAATTTAGAAGGCTCAGGAAAAGATAAAGGTCGCGCAATCTTTGCTGCTTATGAGAAAGATTATGGCAACGCTACAAAGGCAGTTCTCAAAGCAATAGACAATGCAGGCAAGACTTTTAACGCCACAGTAGGGAAGCGATAATGGCCAATGTAGTCATAGATATTGCAACGCAATACACAGGCAATCCTGCATTTAAGAAGGCAACTAACGATGCTCAAAAGTTAGAAAAATCAGTTGCTAAATTAGGCAAGCAACTTGCTGGAGTCTTTGCTGCTTCTAAGTTATACGCATTTGGCAAAGCATCCGTTAAAGCATTTGCAGAAGATGAAAAGGCTGCACGATCACTAGCCTTAGCCCTAGCAAACACAGGCAACGCATTTGCAAGCATTGAAGTAGAAAAGTTTATTGGTGATTTACAACGTGCTACAGGCGTTCTTGATGACAATCTTAGACCAGCCTTTAGAACCCTTCTAACAGCCACAGGGGACGTTAAGAAGTCACAAGACGGATTAGCCCTAGCACTTGATATATCAGCAGGCACAGGCAAAGACTTAGGCGCGGTGTCTATGGCACTTGCAAAGGCTTATGGCGGTCAGACAACAGCCCTTAGCCGTCTAGGGGCAGGACTTGACAAAGCCACTCTTAAAACAGGTGACATGGATGTCATTCTTGGACAACTTACAGAAAAGTTTCAAGGCCAGGCATTAGCAGCTGCTGAAGGTTATTCAGGATCAATAGCCAAACTAGCTGTTGCTTCTCAAAACGCTAAAGAGATTATTGGCAAAGATTTACTTGACTCAATGCGCATGATTGCTGGTCAAGATGGTATCGGTGGCGCAGCGACAGCAATGGAATCTTTTGCCACTCAGATTGGTAATGCCATCTACGGCATTGGCGTACTTACAACCAAAATTAAATCCTTACCAGGTGCAGACTTTATTGGACGATTCCTAAGCGCAGCAACTCAGGTATCTGGATTGGGCGCTCTATCTAAGTTTGGTGCATCCAGCAAAGCAGCATCTGCCGGAACTCCAGCACAATCTCCTGGACAACGCAAAGCAATAGACAAAGCCAATGCTGATGCTCTTAAACTACAGAAGTCCAAGAACAGTCTTGCAGTAATTGACAATGCCAACACAACTAGAAAACTTGTCCTTACAGCCGATCAACAAGCTTTAGAAGAACTCAAGAAGAAGTTCGATGTAGAGCGCATTGGTTTATACACTGCTCTCAATGAGGCAACAGGTGCCGAAACAAGAGCCAGGATTCTATCCTTAATTGCAATCCATGATAACGATGCAGCTTTAGCATCAAAGGCAAAAGCAGAACTTGACGCTGCTAAGAACATTTCAACATTTGCTGATTCTGCTGCCAGAGCAGCTGCATTGCTTTTACAGGTTTCTTATTCGGCAGGACTAGCATCTTTTAAGCAATCCGAAATCAATTCACTTACAGGTGGAAACACAACAACCACGCCTAATCCTTTAACTCAAGCACCACTACCAATGCCTTCTTCTCCTTTGGAATCATTTAGACAAAGTGAGGCAAAATATGCAAGTTATTCTGGAAACTCAGGAAGTCCTATCATTGTCAATGTTGCAGGATCAGTCACAACACAACAGGATTTAGTCACAGCCATTACTCAAGGTATCTATAACAATCAAGCTTCTGGAATCCCTATTACCTATTCAACGGCATACTAATGGCATTACCAGCAACTCCTATAGTTAAAATCAATTTAAGCACAGGTGCTTCATTCGGCCCTGCATTTATTTTGGGAACTAGCCAATTAGGATTTGCTGAGTTCGCTAGTGCTGTTCCAAACATTGTCGATGTCTCATCATCGGTATTAAAGATTGACACTCGCAAAGAAAGAAACCTGCTCCAAGATAAATACACTGCTGGACAGGCTACGGTCAGAATTGTTGATCCAACAGGTGCATGGAATCCACAGAACACTTCATCGCCCTATTATCCAAATCTTGTACCTTTGCGCCAGATAACAATCCAGGCTACATACAGCAGTACAACCTACTCAATCTTTGCTGGATATATCACAGAATATAAATACACCTATCCAAAAGACCAAGATACAGGTTTTGTTGATTTGATTTGTTTCGATGCTTTCCGCTTAATGTATAACAGCGTTATCACAACGGTGACTGGACAAGCTGCTGGACAAGATACTGGTACTCGAACTGCCAAGATTTTGGACACGATTGGTTGGTCAGGTTCTCAACGATCCTTAGACACAGGTAATACGACTTGCCAAGCAGACCCTGGAACTACCCGGAACGCCCTTCAAGCTCTACAGACTGTCGAGTTCACAGAGCAAGGGGCTTTTTATATTGACAAGTCCGGCAATGCCATTTTTAAGAATCGTACCTATGTTTACAATGCTCAATCAGCAAGTCCTGTCAAGTTCAACAACAACGGCACAACAGACATAAACTATTCCGGAATCACTTTTGCTCATGATGACAAGACTATTGTCAATTCCTGTTCAGTTACCCGTATTGGTGGAACTACTCAAACTTATACAGATGCCACATCAGCTGCAACTTATTTCAATCATGGAATTACTGCTCCAGATATGCTGATGCAAACTGATGCCAATGCCTTAAGTCTGGCGACAGCCTATGTGACTACTCGAAAAGACACGACAATTCGCATAGATAGCATAACCCTTGATTTGGTCACTTTGTCCTATACGGCTGGAGTTCAAGCAGCCCTTGATCTTGATTATTTTGACACTATGGAAATTACTAATTATCAACAAGGGGCAACGACCATAATCAAAACCCTTCAATGCCAGGGTATAGCTCATTCCATAACACCAAACACTTGGATTACTACCTTTGTGACTCAAGAAGCCCTATTGGATGTAAACTATTAACATGAACAAAGGAGACAAATAATGGCTGTTGGCTTTCCAGCGAAGGTCACTTATGCTAACGGAAATGTATTTAGTGCATCCGACATAAATGACACAAACGGCACAATTAACCTTATCAACCCATCGGCCAAAGGTGATTTATATGCTGGTACTGCCGCTAATACCTATGGCAAATTATCGGTTGGCACCAATGGATATTTTCTAAAGGCTGACTCAACTGCTGCAACAGGATTGGCCTGGGGAGCTGTAGTAACCAATGCAAACTTTACTCTGCTTAATGCGGGTGGAACAGCCTTAACAGGTGCGTCCACTATCACCGTTTCGGGCATAAGTTCAGCAGATAAAATCTTCGTTGTGGTTGCAGGAGCATCATCTGGCAATGCTAATGCTGTAATGGCTTTACGAGTAAATACCGACACAGCAGCAAATTATTGGCAGCATGGTGTATTTATTAGCATGGGAGCTTCTTACGCTGTTTCTATGATCAGCGCGTATAATGATACAGCTGCAACTTTGCTTGAAATGGGTAGAACTTCATCAGATGCTGCTACAGCAGTAAGCGGAACAGCTTTTATCTCAGGAGCAAACAGCAGCGGAGTGAAGCCAATTCTTCTAAATGGCATGGGTACTTCTGGATCAGGCAACGGTCAAAGAGGAACTGCAAGTGGTGGTATTTGGACTGGTTCTGCCACAGTTTCATCAATCTCAATAAACACTAGCACAGGTAACTTTGATGCTGGAACTGTCTATGTTTACACAAGTGCGTGAGGATAAATAATGAAAATAATTGAAAAAGAGTTCAATGCTTTGACTGGTGAAGAAACAATTATCGAGCGTGAAGAAACAGAAGCAGAGGTTAAAGCGCGCTTAGATGCGGAGAATGCACTCAAAGTTTATGCAGAAG